GAGGGATTATTTCAAAAGCATTAAAAAAGGTGATACATAAGAAAACTGGATACGATATTGATATTCAGTTAAATGGGGTCACTACAACTATTGCAGATGGAAAGACACATCTTCATGTCGATGTAGATGCTGAAATCGGAAAGGACGAGCTTATAAACATACTGAAAAGTATTGGTTTGAATTGACGATTAGGGTCGCTTATGGCGACTCTTTTCTTTTACTTCGCAAAATTTACAAATCATATTATGAGAGGAATAGTAGCTCAGTTGGTGGAGCACTGGTCAATATACCGTACCAGAGGTCGATGGTTCGAATCCATTCTATTTCTCTTTTATTTTTCTGGAAAGGAGAGTTCATATGTCTATTGAGCAGCTTGAACTGATATTAAGTGACACATATCAGATGGATGTATCATTTCCGATGATATTCGGACACCGTAAGGAATTTATGCAATCTAGCTATTCCATATGGTCAGTAAATGAATTACTGGAATATGTATCATCTGAATTATATCCAAAAGACAATGCGTCAATAGCAGAAATTGAAGAAATTGTCAGATGTTTCAAATCTATGATAAGTAAATATTTTCATATGAGACAAGACACACAATTAATGTTTTCAATAGCAATAAATCTGGCAGATAATGTTCTGGATATTTTACGAGCTATGGAATAAAGAAAGGAGACAATCACTATGAAACCAAAAATCAATCAACTCATTAACAAATCAGTTGTACGACTGAAAAGAGGCTCACCAACAGTTTTAACCTGTCTTGGAGTTGCGGGTGTTGTTGCAACTACTGTATCTGCTGTTATGGCAACGCCTAAAGCAATTGAAAAGATTAGGAAAGACAGCTTGATCAATCATGATGGAGACCCATGCGGATATAGCAAAACAGAAGCTATTAGGTCTGCGTGGGTTTATTATATTCCATCAACAGTTATTGGCGTTTCCACAATCACTTGTATTGTTGGCGCAAATGTATTAAACCGACATCAACAGGCATCTTTATCAAGTGCATATGCGCTGATTAACAAATCTTACAATGAGTATAAAGAAAAACTCAAGGAATTGTATGGAGAGGAAGCGCATCAGAAAATAATCGACTCTATAGCTAAAGAGCACTGTAATGATGTATATCTTAGCGGACAGGATATATGTGGATGGAATTCATTGGACTTTGATGAGCATAATCCGGACGAAAATCATCTGTTTTATGATGAATATTCAAGAAGATATTTTGAAAGTTCTGTCAGCAGAGTACTACAGGCTGAATATCATCTTAACAGAAATTTTGTAATGTCTGGTCATCTTCCAGTAAATGATTTTTATGAAATGCTTGGATTATCTGCTATTGATGGCGGAGAGTATGTCGGCTGGAATTGTGATGATGGATTATATTGGATAGATTTTAACCATAGAAAAACAGTTTTGGATGACGGTCTTGAAGTATATGTTATTGAAATGGTTTGGACACCAGACACTAATTGGTGTGATGAGGAAGACTTCACAATGGAATAGGCTATTCGCAAAAATTACAGCCACTATTATGGAAAGGAGGCAACGGGCTATGAATAGTAAAATTATTAGAATCATTGGTCTTGCTGCAACAGTAATCGGATTAGGAGCAAATCTTATTAACGATTGGGCTGATGAGCAGAAGATGAATGAGCAGATTGATAAGAAAGTTAATGAAGCTCTTGCTAAAAGAGACGCAAATGCGAAGGAGTCCTAAAACAAGGACTCTTTTGTTTTATGGAGGTTAAGTATGTCATCAATAGATACAGCTATTGAAATTACTGAATATTGTCTAAAGCAATCAAGAAAAAATAGAGTTGATTGGTATAGCGATAGTTTTATCAGTAATAGCTACTCTATATGGGCGGCAAAAGAGTTGTTGACACGATTGAATAACAACAGGGATATTCCGCCATTGATAACTCTTGAAAATTTTGAAGAGTTAATGGATGAGTACGCCTGCAAAAACATCAACAACAGTTTTTTATTTTCGTGTGCTAAAGATATGACACGATGGATCATTGATTTATTAATCGCATAAGGCGATATTTTGAAAGGAGATTAACACTATGTGTAAAAGAGAAATGACATTAGGAGAAGAAATTATCGGATTATCAACAAGAGGGATTGACACACCTACAGTAGAAAGAATGTACAGAAAGTATATTGAAATGGCTGCTGATAAAGAGTCAAAAGAAGCTATGAGAGCGTATTGCATTAATGATGCACTTGCAATTAAAGAGTTAGTTAATGCATTATTCGGAGCACCAGCAAAGTCCGATTTAGAAGACGCGGAGGTAGGAGATAAAACAACAATTAAGTTGAGCGGATTGGGAGAATTTACGGCAACGGTGCACAAGGTTACTGACGATAAGGTTATGCTTATTTTCGACGATTATGTAGCTGAGAGACCTATGAACGAGTCAGGCACAAATAAGGGCGGATTTGAAGACTCTAATTTGAATAAATGGTTACATACAGAGTTCGTAAAGGCATTACCTTATTCAATTAGAGCAAGACTTGCTGATGTAACTATTCCGACAGTAGGTGAGATGTTTGGCTGGGACGACGAGTGGGATATAAATCACTTTGAGGCTGATAATGACAAACAGCTTCCACTTATGAAGCAGAGACGCAATCGAGTTGCTTATTATAACAATGAGTGTGAGTGCGGATGGCTCCGTAATGCTACCAAGAAAGAATTTTCTTCGGCTAAATTCGCTGGTGTGGGCAGCTATGGCGATGCGGGCTGCAACGGCGCTTCGGCCTCTCGTGGGGTTCGTCCGGAAATCTGGTTGGTTAAGTAAAAATCTCCGCCCCTTGTGGGCGGGGTAATCTTATAGGAAAGGAAGTAATAAAAATGCATAAACCCAATATTAAAGCGGCATACAATGCAGTGAAAAAATCAACCATAAAACACAGTCCGGAAATATTGACCGGAATAGGTATTGCCGGAATGGTAACAACGACTGTAATGGCTGTAAGAGCAACACCGAAGGCACTAAGATTAATTGATAGTGCGGAGCTTAAAAAAGCTAATGAAATAAATACACCATATGAAGGACATAACCTCAGCAAGACTGAAATTATAAAAGTTACGTGGAAATGTTATATTCCAGTAGCTATAACCGGCGGTTTATCTATTGCTTGTCTGATTGGAGCAAGTTCAGTAAATGCTAGAAGAAACGCCGCACTGGCTACGGCATATTCTATAGCTGAAACATCACTCAAGGAATATCAGAACAAAGTTGTTGAAACGATTGGAGAAAAAAAAGAGCAGACTATCAGAGATGCAGTTGCAAAGGAGAAAATCGATGCGCATCCGGCAAAAGAAAGCGAAATTATATTTGTTGGAGATGGCGAGACTCTTTGCTACGATGTATTATCCGGACGATATTTCAAGTCAAAAATTGACAGGATTAAGAAAGCAGAGAACGACTTGAATAGAAGGATGCGAGATGAAATGTATATTTCTCTTAATGAATTTTATTACGAAATTGGTTTGCCATCTATTAAAATCGGCGACGACATTGGATGGAATATTGACCGAGAAGGATATATCGACCTTCGCTATACTTCACAGCTTAACGACAATGATGAACCCGTGTTTGTAATAGATTACGGATGTGGACCTAGATATGACTATAGAAACTTGATGTAGGTTCGCAAAATTTACAGCCACTATTATGGAAAGAATAATAAATTTTTAATCTGAAAGGAGATTAACATTATGGAAACAAATGAAATCATGAATAACGAAGAGGTTATGGACACAACAGAGGAAATCGTAAAGACAGCTTCCAAAGGTGGATTCAGTAAAGTAGCAACTATCGGTGTAGCTATGATTGCAGGCGGTTTAGCTTACAAGTTCGTAGTAGCACCAGCAGTTGGTAAACTGAAAGAGATGAAAGCGCGTAAAGGGTTTCGTGTTGTCGAGAATGAGACCACAGTTGAAGATGAAAACACTGAAACAGTTGATGAGAATGATTCTGAAAATTAAAGAGTTCTTATTCTGACAGAAAAGAGGGAGAGTACCTATAGCAAGGTGCTTTCTCTCTTATTTTTTATTATGGGAGGTATGTTATGAATCAGTATGCTTATAATGGTCCGGTTATGGAATTTGGCAAGTGCATTGCTAATAATTGGGCGGGGTCTACATACGCTGCATCTGAAAAGAAAGCAAAGAATAATTTAGCGTATCAGTTTAAGAAAAATAATAACCGTATGCCAGCATCGAAAATCACTTTGCCTGGGAAATTGTTGGTTATCAATTAGGAGGAATATTTATGGATTCAGAAAAAATTATAGGTTGTATATGCGGTATCGTTGGATTATTTGGAATAGGCTATGCAATTGGAGCAAGTAGTAAGTTGAAGAGTGTAAGCGACGCAGTAAATAAATCTGTAGATTCAATTATTGCTGACGGAAAAGTTGACATTCCAAAAGAAATGATAAATGAAACTATCCAGAACAACGTGAAAGAGATGGTTGAGACAGCTGCTAGATGGAAAGTCAATGATGCGTGTAATAAGGCTGTAAGGGAAGTCGAAACATCATTATTTAACAAAATTTCTGAATCAGCTGAGAACGCGGTAAAGCAGGCGTATAAATCTATGGAAATCGACGCTAAAGAGAAGATTGCTAAGGAACTTAGAAATATAGATGTTTCTGATTTAAAGAATGAAGTGAAAGAAGAAGCTGCACAGTTGGTTAAAGATAAATTATCATCTCAGATGGATGATATTCTGGATACTTATAATGCAAACCTTATGAATGTTCAGAACATATATAGCTCTATTGCAAAGTCAATGAGTGCTAGAGCGTAACTGAAAGGAGAATTGATAAATGGAAGAATACAAGTCCAACTCACATAAATCGAGAGAACGAGCGAAAGCTGAACTACCAGAAAAGAAGGTAGAAAAAATTGTATCCGGTTCTGTTAAGACAAAGAAAAAGAGCGGAATTAATAAACTTGCAGGGATATTTGTTCCGGAAGATGTAGATAACGTAAAAAGCTACATTTTCGAGGATATCGTTGTGCCTGCCGTGAAGGATATTATTCTCGATGCTGTTAAGGCGGTTCTTGGAGTTAAGAGCCCTAGTGGTAAAAGATCGTCCGCAGGCAAAGTATCTTATCGTAAATATTATGAAGACCCAGCACAGGGCAACAGAAGAAATTACAATTCACAGAGTTCTATTGGTGGTTGCGATTTCGATGATATTTACTTTGACACCAGAACTGAGGCAGAAAATGTATTGGCTGCTATGGACGAAATCGTTGCAAGTTACAGAATTGTAAGTGTTGCAGACTATTTCGATTTGGTTGGGGTTGATGGTCCTTGGACAGGAAATAATTACGGCTGGACTGATAATATCAGAAATGCAAGAGTTATTAATACCAGAGACGGATATACTATCAAGTTTCCAAGAGCAAATCCAATAGATTAGGAGGAAGATTATGTACGAGTCAAAAGATGTTATGGTATCGCATCCGGCACATTATCAGAGTGAAACTGGATTAGAGGTAATTGATGTTATTGAGGCATTTACATTTGATTTGAAAGGCATTGAAGCTACTGACACTGGAAATGTACTCAAATATATGTGCCGTTGGAAAAATAAGAACGGCGTACAGGACTTAGAAAAAGCGAGATGGTATTTAGAGCATCTCATTGATCATGTAAAACTTTTAGAAGAGGAGAACAAATAATCATGAAAAAGAATGAAATCATTACAAAGGTAACAAGCGCTGTAAATACAGCAACTATCAAAGTGAAAAAGCATAGCCCGGAAATTCTTATCGTAGCCGGTGTTGTTGGAACAGTTGCAAGTGCTGTAATGGCTTGTAAAGCGACAACAAAATTAAGTACGGTATTAGAAGAGCATAAAAAAGACGTAAATGCTGTGCATGAATGCTCTGAAAATGAGGAAATCAAAGCTGACTATTCACAGGAAGATGCTAAGAAAGACTTAACTATTATTTATGCTCAGACAGGTGTTAAGCTTGTTAAGTTATATGCTCCGGCTATTGCATTAGGTGCATTATCAATCACAAGTATTGTAGCGTCTAATAATATTCTCAGAAAGAGAAATGTAGCTTTGGCAGCAGCATACGCAACTGTCGACAAGTCATTCAAGGAATATCGTAATCGAGTTGTTGAAAGATTTGGAGAGCAGGTTGATAAAGAGCTGAAATATGATATTAAGGCTAAGAAATTCGAGGAAACTGTAAAAGATCCAGAGACAGGTAAAGAGAAGAAAGTAAAATCGACTGTCAATGTAGCTAACGCAGATAGCGGATATGCAAGATTCTTTGATGAGACTTGCAAAGGGTATGAGAAAGATACACAGTATAATTTACTTATGTTACGAGGACAGCAGCAGTATGCAAATGATCTTTTACATGCCAGAGGATATGTATTCTTAAATGATGTATACGATATGCTTGGAATTGACAGAACCAAGGAAGGTCAGATTGTAGGTTGGGTATATAACAAGAACAATGAAGTTGGTGATAATTTCGTGGACTTTGGCATCTTAGAAACAAACAGAGAGACAGAAGACGGATCTTATGAACCAGCAATTTTATTAGACTTCAATGTGGACGGTAATATATTAGATCTGATTTAAACGGAGAATTTGCATATGAAAAAAATAATTTGGATGGTACTACTGATAATCACCAGCTCTTTTTGTATAGCAGCATCACCAATCACAACAAGTGAAAACGATGAAATTAATGAGACAGTGACAGTTGAGGTTATCAAAACTGAGGCGGTTGAAGAAGTATCATTTAGTCCGAAGGAGGAAGTAGTAGTGCAAGAGCCAGCACCTCAAGACGTTGCCTGCGAAATTTATACTGATATTTCAAATGACGATATTGAGTTAATTGCTCTTGTTACTATGGCTGAAGCTGAGGGAGAATGTGAAGATGGCAAACGATTAGTAATTGATACTATTTTAAATCGTGTTGACTCTGATTCTTTTCCTAATACAGTTCATGAAGTAGTTTATCAGCCAAGTCAATTTTCTTCTATGTGGAATGGGCGAGTTGACAGATGCTATATTGACGATTATATTTGTAAGCTTGTAATTGAAGAGCTTCGTAATAGGAAGAATTACGATGTTATATTCTTTACAGCTGATAGATATGGGAATTATGGAACACCTATGTTTCAGATTGGAAACCACTATTTTTCAAGTGGAGAATAGAAAGGAGAATTATTATGCATGTAGTGGGATTAACATTATCAGCAGTTGCAGGAATTTGCTTTTGGAGTGGTCTGGCTGTTTTATTTGGTGGAAAGGAGCACTAATTATGGAAGGAATCGGTAACTTCATATCAATGATGGATTATATTCTCGATACCCATCGAAAAAGACATATTACAGGGGGCATTCTGTTGAGTGCCTCTTTACTTTTTGGCGGTTTAGCATTAACCGTTATGACTATCAAGACAGAGGGGATAATAATGAACAGTAAAGTAGCATTTATTTTAGGCACGATTATTGGTGCTGGAATTGGTGTAATCGGTACATACTCATATTTTAAAGATAAGTATGAAAAGCTCGCAGAGGAAGACTTCAATTCAAGAAGAGTATTTGACGAGGATAAAAAAGAAGAATCAGTAAAGCCTGTTGTTGAAAAAACTGCTGACAGTAGAACTGTAGATAAACCGAGTATTACTGAATATGCAGCAAGATTACAGAAGGAAGGCTATGTGAACTATAGCGATATGCAAGATAAAAAACAGAAGCAGGAAATTGCTGTTGACAGACCATATGTTATACAGCCGTCAGATTTTGGAGAGTTTGATGATTACGAAAAAATAAGTCTAACATATACGGCTGACGGAGTGTTACTAGATGATATGAATGAAATTGTGGATGATATTGAAGAAGTTGTTGGTGAAGATTCACTTGAGCATTTCGGAGAGTATGAGGATGACTCCGTCTATGTGAGAAACGATGCTAAGAAATGCGATTATGAAATTCTGTTAGACCAGAGAAACTATCAGGAAATTTTTGAAACTCAGCCACATAGAACGGAGATGTAATGACCAGAGACGAATTAAAATTTGATTATTTCGATTGGATGTATGGTCTGGTATGTGATACAAAATATCCGAAGAAATTATCATATAGAAAGCTATTAAATTTTCTCCACAATATGGATTTCACATATCAGCTTACTATGGACAGCAATCGATTTGAGGATGGTATTGAACTGCGCTATCGATTTGGATACGAGAATGGATATGACTGCTCTGTTATAGCAAATTATCTGGATAATAGTCCATGTAGCGTATTGGAGATGCTAATAGCACTTTCAATTCGTTTAGAGGAACATATTATGGACGACCCAGAGATTGGCGACAGAACAGGACAATGGTTCTGGAATATGATTACTAATCTTGGGCTGGGCTCTATGGATGACAGAAAATTTAATGAGAATCGTGTTGAAGACATTGTAACAAGATTTTTAGAGAGGCAGTATGAGCCAGATGGGCAAGGCGGATTATTCACACTTGAAAATTGTCACTATGACTTGAGAAAAGTGGAAATTTGTATCAGGCATGTTGGTATCTTGACAGTATTACTTGATTTGAAAGGAGATTACTTATTATGAACGATTTAGTAAGTTATATTTTTAGAAATATGGATGCTACAGATAAGCACCTTGTACGCATTTACAAAGCATTGGTGCATCAGAACAAATTTAATAAGGCTATAACATTATTTAGTGTTGTTACAACCTTAAATTTATTTGCAATGCGTGCTGACAACAAAAAGATGCAGCAGGAAATCGCAGTTTTGCGAAAAGAAATTGATGAGTTGAACGAATCGGAAGGAGTATAAAAATGTGATGTTGGATTTTATGGTGGTTTCAACGCGTAGTACAAAGCGCGGAACAATAGAAATCTATCCAAAGTTCCTTATTAAAAAAAGCACAGATCTTATGATTCGAGGTGGTGATTTTTACGCTATCTGGATAGAAGAACGTGGTTTATGGTCTACTGACGAACAGGATGCTTTACAACTTATAGACCGCGAACTGGATAGATATGCTGAGGAGAATCGCCAACGCTTTAACTCAGATATTAAAGTCCTGCATATGTGGGACGCTGAGAGCGGAATGATTGACTCTTGGCATAAATACTGTCAGAAGCAATTACGAGACAGTTTTCATACGCTTGATGACAAACTTATATTTTCCAATACGGAAACAACGAAAAAAGATTATGCTAGCAAGCGACTTAATTATCCTCTTGAAGAGGGGGATTTAACAGCATATGAAAAATTGATTAGCACTTTATATTCTCCGGAAGAACGAATGAAAATAGAGTGGGCTATCGGTTCCATAGTATGTGGTGAATCGCAGAAATTACAGAAATTTCTTGTACTATACGGAGCAGCTGGTACAGGTAAATCAACAATTTTAAATATTATTCAACAGTTATTTGAGGGTTACTACTCTGTCTTTGACGCGAAAGCATTGGGGTCTAGTAGTAACTCTTTTGCGTTAGAAGCATTTAAAAGCAATCCGTTAGTAGCTATTCAGCATGATGGAGATTTATCAAGGATTGAAGACAATACGAGGCTTAACAGCTTAGTATCTCATGAGTTGATGACTGTAAATGAAAAATTCAAATCGACATATGCGAACCGCTTCAAATGTTTCTTATTTATGGGAACTAATAAACCTGTACGTATTACAGATGCCAAATCCGGTCTTATAAGACGACTGATTGATGTATCTCCATCTGGAAATAAGTTGAATCCAAAGGAATATAAAACAATCGTGAAACAGGTCGGCTTTGAACTCGGAGCTATTGCGTATCATTGCCAGGAAATATATTTAGATAATCCAGGTAGATATGATGATTATGTTCCAATTTCAATGCTTGGTGCATCTAACGATTTTTATAACTTTATAGCTGATTCTTATTATGTGTTTAAAAAAGAAGATGGAACAACGCTTAAGGCGGCATGGGAAATGTATAAGAATTACTGTGAAGAAGCGAAGGTTGGTTATCCGTTATCAAGAAGAGCATTCCAGGAAGAATTAAAGAACTATTTCAAGGATTTTCAGGAAAGATTTAACTTTGATGATGGTTCAAGAGTACGAAGTTATTACATAGGATTTAGAACTGATAAGTTTGAAAGCGATGCTCAAACAAAGAAAAAAGAGACACAGAAAACGTATCAGATAGAGTTCAAAGAACAGGAGTCAATATTTGATTCTGTATGCGCGGATTGTCCCGCACAATATGCTTCACAAAACGAAACCCCACAGCAGAAGTGGGAAAAGGTAAAAACAAAATTATCTGCTCTGGATACATCACAAATTCATTATGTGAAAGTTCCAGAAAATCACATTGTCGTAGATTTTGATATTCCGGACGAGACTGGAAATAAATCTTTTGAAAAGAATTTGGAAGCCGCCAGTAAGTTGCCACCGACTTATGCGGAGTTGAGTAAAAGTGGTCAAGGAATACATCTTCATTATTTATATTCTGGAGACCCTTCTCAGCTAAGCAGAATCTACGACGACCATATAGAGGTAAAAGTATTTACTGGTAAAAGTTCGTTAAGAAGAAAACTAACGAAATGCAACAATTTACCAATAGCTACTATATCCTCTGGGTTACCAATGAAAGGAGAATACAAAATGGTAAATTTTGATGCCATAAAAAGCGAGAAAGGACTTAGGACACTTATAAAGAGAAATCTCAATAAGGAAATCCACCCAGGAACTAAGCCAAGTATCGATTTCATATACAAAATATTGGAGGATGCTCATAGTAGTGAACTCAAATATGATGTAACAGATATGCGAAATGCGGTATTAGCATTTGCAGCGAACAGCTCTCATCAGGCAGAGTATTGTATTAAGCTCGTCAACAAGATGCAGTTTAAATCGGAAGAAAATTCAAATGCTGTAAAGAATGATGATGCAAAGCTTGTATTCTATGATATTGAGGTATTTCCAAACCTGTTTCTGGTCAACTGGAAAATCGAGGGCGAAGGAAAACCTGTTGTTAGAATGATTAATCCGACACCAAGCGAGATTGAGGAATTAATACAGCTTAGATTGGTCGGATTTAACTGTCGACGATATGATAATCATATTATGTATGCCAGATTGATGGGATATACAAACGAACAGTTGTATAACTTATCACAAAAGATTATTAATAATAGTCCAAATTGTTTCTTCGGAGAAGCCTACAATATTTCATTCACAGATGTATATGATTTCTGTTCAAAGAAGCAATCTCTTAAGAAGTGGGAAATTGAGCTGAGTAACATGGCTAATGATCCGCATTCGAAGATGGACGATGAAGTCAGAGCATTATGTAAAAAGATAAAGCATCACGAGCTTGGACTTCCTTGGGATCAGCCTGTTCCAGAAGAGCTTTGGACAAAAGTAGCTGAATATTGTGATGATGATGTTATCGCCACAGAGGCTACATACAAAGCAAATCTTGGTGATTTCGTTGCAAGAGAGATTTTGGCAGAGTTAGCTAATGGTTCGGTAAACGATACTACCAATAGTTTGACTACAAAATTTATATTTGGAAAGAACCGTAATCCTCAGAGCCAATTTATGTATAGAGATTTGTCTGAGCCGGTTACGGAATTACCAGATGATGTATTAGCATTTTTAAAAGAGGCAAAGCCGGAGATGATGGCTGAGCCGTTCCACGGACCAAAAGGCGATAGCTTATTACCATATTTTCCAGACTATAGATTCGAGAACGGAAAATCCCTTTACAGAGGTGAGGAAGTTGGAGAAGGCGGAGAAGTATGGGCGGCTCCCGGAATGTACGGACGCTCAGAAACAGAAGATGTTGGTTCGATGCATCCTAACTCAGCTATATCAGAGTGCTTATTTGGACCAGATTTCACAAAGAGGTTCAAAGATATTTTGGACATTCGTATCTATATTAAGCATGGTGATTTCGATATGGTACGAGATATGTTTGAAGGAGCATTAGCCAAATATCTTGATGATACTGGCAAGGCAAAGGCACTGGCTCAAGCATTGAAGATTGCGATTAATTCTGTGTACGGATTAACAGCCGCAGGATTTATGAATGCCTTCAGAGACTCAAGGAATAAGGACAATATTGTAGCAAAGCGAGGAGCTTTGTTTATGATTGACCTTAGACATGAAGTTGAAGCACAGGGATACAAAGTAATTCACATTAAGACGGACTCTATTAAGATTGAAAATCCGGATGATTATATTCTTGATTTCATTTGTAAGTATGGCAAACGTCACGGATATGATTTCGAGGTAGAGCATATATTTGACAGGATTTGCTTGGTCAACAATGCTGTATATGTTGCAAAATTGGCTGACGATGATCCGGAAAAACCAGGAACATGGACCGCTACAGGAACTCAGTTTCAGATTCCTTATGTATTTAAGTGTCTCTTTAGTAAAGAGGATATTAAATTCGAGGATATGTGTGAAACGAAGTCTGTAAGCGGTTCTTTATATTTGGACTTAAATGAGGACTTACCGGATGTGTCTCAATATGAAAAAGAATTTAGTAAAGCTGAAAGCGATTTCAAGAAAGGGCTGCTATCAGATACAACATTTGAAAGCACCTGCCAGAAATTAAATCCGCTTATTGCAGAGGGACACAATTATCGATTTATCGGAAAAGTTGGACAGTTCTGTCCGATTAAAGATGGATGCGGTGGTGGATTACTTATGCGTGAGAAAGACGGTAAATATTATGCTGCAACTGGAACAAAGGGGTATAGATGGCTTGAATCTGAAATGGTTAGAGAGCTAGACAAGGTTAATGACATTGACAGGTCTTACTATGACAAACTTGTGAATGAGGCAGTAGATACTATTTCTCAATATGGTGATTTTGAAATGTTTGTGTCGGATGACCCATATATAACAGAAAGGAAGCAGGATATGCCAAAACTTATGCCTTGCGGAGATGCTAAATACGCAACTTGCTTTGACTGTCCGCACTTCAATGATGACACATACCATATGGATTGCGGAAAAAATTATGATATTTCAGAAGTGATTTCAAGTCAGGTGATGAATCCACCTGTAGAAACTAAATAACAATTAAAGGAGATTTTTATCATGGCTAATAAAGCAGTAGGAAACATTAAAATTGAAGGCGCTCACATTATGTTTAGGAACTTTAGAGGAGAGGAGACCAAGTACAATCGTGCTGGAGATAGAAACTTCTGCGTACTTATCGAAGATGACATGGATGCTGAGCAGTTATCAAATGATGGATGGAATGTAAGAATTCTTGAGCCTAGAGATGAGGGAGATGAGCCAAAGCATTATATTCAGGTCGCTGTAAGTTACAAGAACATTCCACCAAAGATTTATATGGTTACTAGAAGAACAACTACTGAATTAGATGAGGATTCTATCAGCACATTAGATTTCGCTGAAATCAGTAATGTTGATTTGGTAATTAGACCATATTCCTGGGAAGTAAATGGAAAGACTGGAATTAAGGCATATGTTAAGACGATGTATGTAACTATCGAAGAGGATGAGTTTGCTGAAAAATATGCAAGAGAAGAAGCTCCGGTAGAGAACGAGGTTCCATTCTATTAAAATCTTCGGGTGTCAGCTAATTATGGTTGGCACCCATTTATATTTTGAAAGGAGATAATTATGGGCGAAACTGACAAGATTGAAGACCGAATAGTAAAAGAAGAAATCAGCAATGCAATCAGTGCATTACAGAAATTAGAAAAGGCTGTAATGTACATTTCACGACAGCTTGTAGAAAAAAGTAATAATATTGATGATTTGCAGGCACTATCTAATATTGCTGATGGTGATTATTTTAATTATTCAGGAGATGATATTTCATCTGAGACTTTTAGATGGTGATTATATTTTGAAAGGAGACACATATGTTCTTTAAGAAAAAGTCATTTAATAAGCCGAAGCCACCGGTTAAGAAAGTGACAAAGAAATGGGAACCGACAATTGATTTGTCAAACATTGATAAGAAGAAAACGGTTGAACCAAAACAAAAAGTAGAAATAAAAACAGAAAAAATGCCGGTTGGGACATATTCAAAAGACTTTCTGAATGAGTTTAATAAACTGACAAGAACTCATAGACCATTTGATGTTTGGAGAGATTTTGTGATCATGTTTGCTTGTGCAATATCAAATCCTCTTGATAAATTTCATTATAAAGACAGAGAGGAAAGATATTTGAGTATCATTCATAAATACAGTAAGGACGAACAGATGATATTTCCTAAACTGGCTGCATATACAACGATGGCTTTGGATGCTAATCCAGAACAGGATTTCTTAGGGAAAATGTTTATGGATTTAGGACTTGGTAACAATTCAGCTGGTCAGTTCTTCACACCATATTCAGTTTGTCAGTTGATGGCAGATGTTGTTACTAGCGATTTAGATAATAATCTTCAAGATAAGTTGGAAAAGCAAGGTTATATTTCTCTTGCCGATGAATGCTGTGGAGCAGGAGCAACCCTTATAGCTGCTATTAATACTATCAAAAGAAAGATGGAAAAAGCAACGCCATCGATGAACTTTCAAAGACATTTACTGGTTGTCGGACAGGATATTGATGAAACAGTTGCTCTTATGTGCTATATACAAATTTCTTTACTTGGTGTAGCCGGTTATATAAAAGTTGGAAATTCTATAACAGATCCGATGACCACGGATGACGATAAGAGCAAATACTGGTATACACCTATGTACTTTTCAGATATTTGGGTGATTAGAAGATTTTAATAACAAAGAAAGGATGACACTATATGAAAAAGAGATATTCAATTTCTCAGAAAAAGTGCGAGCAGGGACTGGTAGCTTTTTATGGTTATGTAGCCGAGATGTGCAATATAGAAGTTACAGAAAAGAGCACATTTGATTGCACTAGGATTTGTGTAACGAAACCTGTGCAGGATTCCATAATACGATATTATTCTGAATATCAGAAATTATCAGATGAAGAAATCGGTACAAAATTGCTTCTGTGCGGACCTAAAGCAAATCTCATAGGTGCTGGATACGAAGTTGAAGTTGAGGATGGTTTTGTCATTGAGGGTAAATAAATGGCAGGTGTTACATTAAGAAACTATCAATTAGATGCAATAAAAAGGATGAAAACAGGTTGCATTTTATGTGGTGGTGTTGGAAGTGGAAAATCTTTAACTTCAATAGCTTATTACTATGTGCGAAATGGTGGAATTATTGGAACTGATATTTATGAACCAATGGACGACCCACCTAAAGATTTGTACATTATAACGACCGCCAGAAAGCGTGATACTTGTGAATGGGATGGGGAATTAGCACCATTTTTATTATCTACACATGATGATGCGAATTTATATTCTAACAAAGTGATTGTGGATTCATGGAATAATGTGAAGAAGTATTCAGATGTAAAAGATGCTTTCTTTATATTTGATGAGCAAAGGGTTGTTGGTAGTGGAACATGGGTAAAGGCTTTTTTGAAGATTGCGAAAAGTAACGAGTGGATTTTGTTATCTGCCACACCCGGGGACACTTGGCAAGATTATATACCGGTTTTTGTTGCGAATGGGTTCTATAAAAATCGAAGTGAATTTACAAGAGAACATATTGTTTATAGCAGATTTAGCAAGTTTCCGAAGATTGACAGGTATCTTAATACAGAACGTTTAACCAGGCTTCGGAATAAAATTCTTGTTAATATGGATTTCAAACGAGAAACGGTATCACATCACGAAGATATTTATGTTGGATATGACACTATTAAATATAAGGAAGTAACTAAAAATAGATGGGACCCATATAAAAATGAACCCCTCCAGAATGCAGCAGGACTTTGCTATGTATGGCGGAAGCTTGTAAATATGGATGAGTCAAGACAAGTGACTTTGCTTGAGGTTATGGAGAAGCATCCGAAAGCTATTATATTTTACAACTTTGATTATGAGTTGGAGCTATTGAAAAATATTCTGACAGAATATGAAGTTGCAGAATGGAACGGTCATAAGCATCAACCAGTTCCAACAAGTGATAAATGGGCTTATCTTGTTCAATACAATGCTGGAGCAGAAGGATGGAACTGCATCACAACAGATACAATTATATTCTTCTCGCAAAATTATTCTTACAAAATAATGGCTCAGTCAGCAGGAAGAATTGACAGGATGAATACACCATTTAAAGACTTGTATTATTATCACTTAAAATCTCGCTCTGGAATAGATACAGCCATAGCTAGAGCATTAAAAGAGAAAAAGACGTTTAATGAAAGGAGATACGTAAAATGGTAAACAATTCAGTAAAGGTAGTAGGACAGATACGATTAGGTAGCAGTGTTCTTGATGTGTATGGTGATTTGGATGAACCATTGTTCAAGGCAGCAGATATAGCAAATATTATTGAGTATAGTTACGGAAATACGTGGCGAATGCTTGATATGTGTGAGGCTGATGAAAAGCTGAACCTACCAATGGTAGTTGCAGGTCAGAGAAGATCTGTAAGTTTTGTAAATGAGCACGGATTGTATAGTATTCTTTCACAGAGTAGAAAAGAAATTGCCAGAGCTTGGAGAAGGGTTGTTCACGATGAACTTATCAATCTCAGACGAACAAAAGGGTTTGATATTTCCGAGCAGTTTGATGAATGGAACAACGCTATGGACAATATATATTTCGACGAAGCAACTGGACAGCTTATGCAATCAATCACTACTCCTGGAGGAGATGTAGAACAGATACCATATAAAGGATAGGAGCTTTATGGAGAATTTATATTTTGAAGTTAATTTTGAAAAGTATTGCAAGATCTGCGAGCACAAAGATTTGGATGAGAAATGTAACCCTTGTTGTGAGTGTTTAGACCATGGCTGCAATACTCAATCAGAAAGACCTGTAAATTGGAAGGAGAACAAGTGAATAAAGGAACAGAGATAGATCATGTAATAGCATATCTGGAGAAGAGAAAATCCGAAGGATATACTCATGTGGCAGTTACAACTCCAGATAAAGAATACGATTCAATCGTGTATTATGACGAATGCAGCAGAAAAGACGAAGGTGTATTAAGAATCAGCGCCGCATGTTCGCATTGTTTGATGTGCATTAACTTTAATAGATTTGTTCCTAATAATGAAGGAAAGGTGGAAACAGAATGCGAGATACAGTATTAGTAGGTATTGATTATGATGATAAGACAAATACGGGAGTTCTTATTATCGGTAGACAACGACCAAATAAATCTGTGGATATTGTCAATGCAATTGACGGTCCGGAAGCTAAGGAACTGTTTGAAAAGTTAATCACGAAAAGGAGCAATAAAAAAAAATGAGTAATTATGAAAAATGTAATGGATGCCCATATTATTTCGGGGAGATAGACAACTGCATGTTTGGAGAAGAAGATGTTCCAAACAATATGAAAAAGAAGTGCGAGGTGTCAGATGAGCTTCCAGTATGACCAATATTTATCAAATCACAGGGCTAATGTTAAAAGAGGATTTGACTGGCTATGTGAAAATTTATCAGATGTTACGAATGATATTTCAGATGCAGCTTGGCAGATTGAATTTGCTCATGATAAGTCTAAAGATGAAGAAGACGAGTATAATGCATACGATGCATATTTTTATGGAAACAACAGGTCTTATAAAGTCGTCCAGGATTATCAAAAAGCATGGCTGATACATATTCATAGAAACCCACATCACTGGCAGTATTGGATACTTATTCATGACGATATGGAAAATGGAGAATTAGAGACCATTCTTGAAATGCCATACGATTATATTGTGGAGATGATTTGTGATTGGTGGGCTTTTAGTTGGGCTAACGGAAATCTGTATGAGATATTTAACTGGTATGCCGAACATTCTAAATTCATGAAACTTGCGCCTAGAACTAGAGAAACTGTTGAGGATATTCTTGATAAGGTAAAGAACAGACTTGATAGTTTAGAAATTGAGCATAGTGGTGTAAAAGGAATGAAGTGGGGTGTTAGAAATGGTCCGCCATATCCTATAAAAGATAACGGACGAGTTGCAGCTGTTAAAAAACATGATACAATAGTAGAAGATGCGATTAATTCTGGTGAAGTAATAAAAACCATAAACAAAGACAAACAAAATCGTCATAACAAAACACAGCATATTCCTGGAAGAAGTTACTTAAATGGTGACACAGAATACGCACAGAAATTAGTAGATAAATATAGCGGAACAGGAGAGTCGAAACTTGACCATAATGGAAAGTGGAATCATCGAGAAAGAATATTTGCCGATGAGGATATTGGTATATATGTTGATGAACAAGGTGTAGAAACACCATCAAATGTTGGAATGATAATATATTCTAATACCGGTGCGCATATTTATCCAGCACGAAGAAAGGAGAACAAATAAATGAAACTTAGTCAAAGTCTTGAGGGAAAGAATGTGAAAATAACTTGCATTGACGGTGAAGTATTCACTGGTATTGTTAGTGATTATATTTTCCCAGAGGATAATGAACCAGAGGGGATTGCTGCTATAGATATTGACAATTGCCCTCAAAAATCAGGCGAAAGCGTTAGCTTTAATGAAAATGAAATAGACAATATCGAGGTAATAAAATAGCACTAATTCATATTTACGAAACCCATGAGTCTTTATAGGCTTGTG